GCATTTTCTTCGTTGATTCCTCCGATCTCGGTGGCAGATGATCCATTGTGTTTGGAGTCGCCCACATTTCGTCCGATGATCCATAATCTATCTCTTCTGTGGGGAGCGCCGATGGCCGCAGCTGGAATAACAAATACCCTTGTGGCGTAGTCTTTAAGTGCCAAGTCAGCAAGCACTTTGTCGAGGCCCAAGGCGATGTGACCGCTAACGTTTTCGAAAACGACCCAAGAGGGTCTTTTGGATGCAATAATTTTAGATATGTACGGATAGATGTGTCGAGGGTCTTCTTCTCCTTTTTGTCTTCCTGCGACTGAGAACGGTTGACATGGGTATCCTGCGGTGATGATATCACATTCCCGAACAAGTCTTTCTGGATCATTTGCTAACTCCTTTACATCTGTTGCTATTGGCACATTGGGCCAGTGTTGTGCTAGTATTTTACGGCTCCAAGGTTCTATATCGCAAAATTGAACAGGAGTACTAAGTTTCGCCCATTCAAATCCTAACGCAAATCCACCTATACCGCTGCATAAATCAACGTGTCTTAACATTTTTTCTCCCTAAACCGAACAACTCTTCGACTTAATCCAGCTTTGCTTTGCCGGTTAAGATAACAAGATTGCCTACAATTGGTTGCCCTACGATTTCAGAGCCGATAGGGTTGACTTTTAAGCCTTTGAGAAGCCCTTCTTCGTTCACAATGTACTGAGCGTCATCATCAATGCCCATCATGGCTGGTGTGCCATTTGTGGGGTATACAAACTCAATCAAACCACTTTCAAACCCTTCCCCGACCATATACTGCACATCTTCTAACTTTAACTCCCGATCACTGACTTGAATAATACTAGTCATATTTATCTCCCGATTTAACACTTCTCTTTAGAAATTCTTTTGCATATTTTTTTCCCGATTTTCTAACCTTAGATTTGTATGCTTTAAGATTATACTTTTCGTGTTCTTTGGAACAAGAACTAATTACTCCCTTTGGAATTTTTTCCATCTCAACTCAACTCCCCATATCTTTACGAACCCCGACTAAACCGCCTTAACCTAACCGAACTGAACTGAACCCGACTCTACACTCCATAACCGACTTAACCTAACTAAACAGAACGGAACACTAGTTAACCGACTTAACTCAACGGAACCAACCCCTCCTGAACATAACTTGACCGCCCGAACATAACTTATCAAAACTCTCCCAAACTCAACCGACATAACATAACTGAACGTAACGGAACCAAACTGAACACTCCCTACCCTAACCGACATAACAAAACAAAACTCAACGCAACCGAACATAACCCCACTGACCCCGACTTAACCGACAAAACATACCGCAACTAAGCGAAACAGACCCTGACACAGACACAACCGACATAACAGAACCGAACTAAGTAAAACAGACCCCGACACAACCGCCAGACCCCAACAGACCCGAACTAAGTAAAACAGACCCCAACATAACCGACAAAACAAAACCTACCGTACCACAACTAACCTCAACGCACTCCAACCAACCATAACTGAACAGAATTTAACCGCCTTACTTCTCTTCCTTTTGTTTTTTCAAAGCACACACTGCACAATAAAACTTACTTTGGTTATTTTGTTGAATAACTGCTTTTTCATTACAAAGATCACATTTATTATTCATTTTATGCAGCGTCCTCTTCAACAGTCTTAGCTTTCAACTCATCAAGGATCGTATCAATGGCACTTACATCAATACCAGAGAGGCTAGAAACCCCTGTGTACCGCTTCTTCCACCCATTTAAGTCTCTATATGCTTGCCGACATAGTTCTGCCATTGTAGACGTATCTTGAACGTCCACAGGAATATATCCACCGCCATTAGCACGATTGTTGATTGGTGATACCATAGAAGGTACATCAACAGCTTCGACTGTGAGATTTTCAATGTTTGTAGGCATTGGCATTTCACTAATTTTAATTGTAATTCTAAGTCCAGACGCAAATCGCCTAGCGATATTCTCTCTGTGCTTATCTGCCATTTCTGCATCAGACATACTAAAGAAAAGATCATAGACTTTATGATCTGGCTTATCTCTTAACCAATCAATAAATTCGGACGGAACATAACTGTTCCGCCCTGTTTGGTTAAGATAATCGTCAATAACAGCTTGCCTGTCATTTTTAGTAAAACGAATATCTGACATTTATGCAGCCCTCCGAATAACTTCTTCTTGATAGAAGTCATAAAGTTCTTGGGTTTCATCATCATTAATAATGATGTTTTCCATAGCCTTTTCTTGAACCTTACGACCTTCCTTTTGAAGTTTATCCCAAGTATCTTTGAACTGACCGTTTCCTTCCCAATCCACAAACCAAGAGCCATAGTTTCCTTTGCCCTTTTCCTGTCGATTATCGCCAATACCGCAAATCATTCCTGCATTTGCAAGAAGAGCAACAACAGAGTGCTGAGATAATGTTGGAGTAACAAACGCAATATCAACCTCTGCACACCACTCATTGACAATCGCTCTTGTGCGAATATCTGGAGTTTTATTCATATCAGCAGATCGAACTACATCCATGAATAGCTTTGGTGTACCCCAAATGGATACCTTTTGTTGTGGTAAAAAAATCAAACGATTGACGTTTGTTTTATTAACACCTGCCGTTTCCAATGCAGCCGTAGCCATTGCACCTTTAACACCAGACGCTGGGAAACCTAATAGTGTGTCTCCCTCGATTTTGTGGATAGAAGCACGAAATTCCGCATCTGGGTTGTGCTTGATATCTTTTTTCTGAGCAGCAGTTTTCTTAGCTGCACCCACCAACAAATCTCTTTTGGCTTTCTCTGCCATACGATTGAAAATGATTGGTGTGTTCCCGATCATACGCAACTTGACTCTTCCTTGCTTCAAAGGATGGATGACCAAGTTTGCTTCTGTTTTTTTAACTACCATTTTCTTTAACCTTTCTTACAAATGGAAATGAAATATACATATAACATATATTGCTTCGATTGTCAAGGGTAAAGTTTGCCTATTATTTCTGGTCTTGGTAAAGGATTGAAATCATTAGTGTTTTTTGCATAAAAAATATGTTTTCCAACCTGTTCGACCTTAACCATGTCATATGACCAATACGGTTTTATGTCGTCCGTATGGTAATGCGTTGCATTTTTTCCCACAACTGAGATGTACTGACCATCATGGATCATCAGCTTTGCTAATGATTTAGAAGTTTGAAAAGAGTTATGCTCCTTTGGCTCATCACTCTTTGAGTCACACCACCAGCTAAATTGACACCCCTGACTGTTCTCTTGCAACACAACTTCACATATTGTGTTGGGGTAATCATCAGAGGCAACACGATTAAGCGTCACCTCTGCCACAGCTATCTGACCTTGAATAGGTTCTGACCGGGCTTCAAAGAATATATTGAGAGCCATACACATGAGTGCTGTTTCCATCATTGTAATACAGCCTCCCCACCTTCAAGTTTACGAATAATCATTTTTAATATTTGAATTTGTTCGCTTTGCCATTGCGATACAACTTTTTCTTCGCCTCCACCCTTTATAAGTTTATTGAGAGTTTCTACTCTTTCTTGTAATTTTTCCATGCTCGTATCCATGGGTAGCCTCCTTCTTATACGTTATCTCTTGCTGTTGTTGGAGTATATGTTCTTTGACTTAATGCTCCACCCTCTACTCCCAACCAAATACGAGGTCCTTGTGGTGTAACATTATATTTAGCAACTCTTCCTGCATCGACTAAAGGTTTTAAATAATTTTTTCTTATATTTACATAAGTGTATCCACGCAAAATATCTGGTGCGCCTCTCTCTTCTAATCTTTCAATTATTTTATTTGTATTTGCATCTTGTGTAAGAGCTTTTCCTTCAGCCTCGCAATCTCTAATCCAGTTATAAAGAGCTTCAATACGAACTTCAGCATAATCTCCTGTTTGAACATTAACAAATTGTTCGGAATGATCGACCAGCAGACCAGTATTGCTATCTCGAACAAATCTTCGGATTTCCCGGCTTGCTGGTCCGTTTGATTTTACAACTGCTCCATCAAAAAACCCATTGCGAGTGTAATCAATACCTAAAGTCTTAGCTCTATCTTTACCTATCTTTGTTGTTACATTCCATATAGCATAGGCAAATCGAACCCCATCGACCAAAGCAGACGTACCCCGAATAAGATTACGAGCCTCTTCTGGTGTTTTTGGTGGATCATTGTCCTTAACCTTCGCCATATGGTGACATAAAAGCACCGTAGCTCCTGTTTCTGTCGCTATTTTAGCCATAAGACCCATAAGAGCAGCGCCAGCAGCAGGATCAGCATTTACATCAGCATGAACAAAAGATGCAAGAGGATCAAACACAATAAGCTTTAGGTTTTTAATCTGAAGTATTTGATCGTAATACTTTTCAAACTCCTCGCCCGAATGATAGCTTTTATCCATACCTTGTTGCATGATAGGAAACACACCACCGTAATTAGGTAATGGTATAATTCTCATCTGGTGTTCATAATCAAATCTTTCTCCACTTGGATCAAGTCTAGCAATGCGTCTATGCACTTCAGCTTCATCATCTTCAGCAGTAAAGATAATTGTATTGCCAAACTCACCCACCTGACCACCAAATGAAGATTGAAAAGCTTTGCCAGAAGATATTTTCATAGCCAAATCCATTGTCATCATACCTTTACCCGAATCACCTGCAGCAGAGAACAAAGCAGGAATACCAAGAGGCATGATGTTGTTAATTAAAAACTTCTGTTCTGGTGCCTGTTCACTAAACCTCGAAACAAGTAAACTGTCATCAAGTAAGTTAATTGATCGTTGCGATTTATGTCGAACATCATTTAAAAAACTTCTGACGTTAAAACTTTCTGCAATAGCATCAGCAGCATCCCATTTTTCAGGCTTACCTTGCGGTGGTGTAAGCGTTGTTACTGACTTAGCTCCAGCTTGCAGAGCCAACTGTTGCACTAACTCTGCAACTTTTCGTCCTGCCTTATCATTGTCGGGCCAGAGAATAACTTCTTTTCCATGCAAAGGAGAAAAGTCGTAGCTTGGTGCAGAGTTTCTTGAGAGCATACCAGCACCGCCCATATGGCAAGTAGCGGTAAATCCCAACTGATTAAGAGCATCAGCGCACTTCTCACCTTCGACCCATATAACTCTGTCTGAGGAAGATATGTTCGGGATATTATAAAGCGGTCTTGTTTCAGGCATTTTTGGATAAGGTGTTCCAGTGACAAACTGCCTAAATTCTTTCTTAGCCTTACCACTGGCATCAATAATAACGTTACCATTCTCGTCACGAACATTGTAACGTCTAACCATTGCAATGATTTCACCATCAGCAGAGACATATTCATGCTCACCATCATGCGGAGTATTAATATCGTACTTCTGTTTTGCTGGTTGCGATGTGTTAAATGGATTCGTTGGCGTATATTGATGCTCAATATCTCGAACATTTCTTCGACTTTCATCTAGGTACCCAGCGAAATGTTCTTTAATTTCAGGTAGAGTCATCCCTTTACCCTGCATCATAATTTTTACAATACCCCCGACACCTTCTCCACCGTTAAAATCTGTGCCTTTTAGAAAGAATGGTCCCGGAGTAATATCAATCTTTAATGAGTTTCCCTCCTCTCCAGCCAATGATCCAAGAACAAACTGATTGCCTCTTATCTTACCGTTTGGATAAGTTTCTTTTAGTATATCAATTTGTACGGAAGATGGAACTTTTCTGCTAATTTCTTCTACTAAATCTATAGCAGAAATACTAGATTTAGCCTTGTCAAACGTTAGTACACGCATTATATTGATCCTTGTAACCTTTTTTACTCAGGGAGAAAGTTAGCGCTTTCTCCCCTTTTTTATTGCTCCCAACAAGTGTTATTGAATTCGCACCACTTGCAACTAAAATAATCCCGATTATGGGCTATTCGTGGTAGCATCTCAGAAGCTTTCGTTGCAGTCAAGATTTGAACTCCTTTGTCACTAATTTTTTGTGCCAACGCTTTATCAAATGATACCAACTCATAATATATTTCGCAGGTGTTTTTATTTAAAACTGTAAACAACGCTGGGTTTTCGTGTAAATCCATGTAGGCTTGATACACAGCTATTTGTGCCGCATACGTTGGATTAGCTTTTGCAACACCAACCCGAACAAATTCCTTAAACTTCTTATCATTTGCTGACTTGCATTCCCAAAGCATAGGATATTGTAGCTCCACAGGACCATCACATATTACTCCATCTATATGCCCTCTTATCTGGTCAGATGCTATGGAGAAACCAAATTGTTCGCCTTGTTTGTCTACCGTGCGTAAATCAAACCCCGACTGCTTTATCCATTCAGCTTTCATTTCCTCAATGTCATGCCCAAACTGAAAGATACGTAACGTCTTAGCATTAAACTCCTTTTCCCGATCAGGCTCTGTACCCATAAAACGATATTGTATCTTGCGTGAGCATTCTTCACCCAAAGAAGAACCACCAAGATATTTTCTTTGCTCTCTTTTTTTATTGCTATCGACAATCGACTTATCAATAACATCAGAGATTTCTTTAATTTTATCAGAAAGGAATACCTGAGGACGGAGGGTACTTACCGCCTGACCACTTAATGTGAGATTGTTCCAATCTACTAAGGTCTTTTCCATCTTTTATATCTCCCGACTCCTGCACAATAAATATTAAACCCTCAACTTGATCTGTCGTTAGATCCTGTAGTTTTGTTTCCCACCCAATGTTTTTACACGCATTTGCAAACGCCATGATAGGTTCTTCTTTTTTTTCCAATGTAAAATCTCCCACTCTGATTATTTTTGATCCTTTAAAAACTCTTAACACTTCCTTAACAATATCACTCTTAATGATAGGTTTCATCTATGCCTTCTTTAAATTCATCATTAATTATAGCCAACTTTAAATACGGCTCGCTGTTAACTCGAACATAAACTTTTGAACACAAATAAGTTCCTCCAATTTCTTCCATTTCTTGGTCTAAAATTTTAGAAACAATTTTTTTAATGATCTCATCAGTAACTTCTTTTAATTTCATAACCGACTTATATTCATGCTCTTCAATGCGAATACCATTTGCTGTCGTCATTTTCATTTTAATCTCTACGGTCTTCATTTTCGCCTCCAAGGCTTGCGTATCCACATATATCAATCCAATTATCTGGATGATTTGCATGAATTAAACGAGATAACTTTAAAGCTATCATACATTGATATACTTGCGATACACTAATTTCTTTTTCTAAAATTACAGACCATAGATCAGCTATGCGTTTGTGGTTAAGATAAGCATCACCATAATCTTTTGCTCTATCACCATTTACTAATTCTTTTGCTTTATCCAATATTTCACTACGCTGCATACTTATATCCATTCGTTGTTACCACGTTATCAATAACGCTTTTATTCCACAGATAATTTAACCAGCAAGCACCTTTGTATCTATTAAAACTAAAATCAAACTGACTAACTCTCATTCCTTGTCTTTCAAGATGATCTCTCTGCTTTTCAGACAACGGCTCATTTAACCACCGCTTACTTTTATTGGCAGCATCTGTACTTTCAATTTCTCTTAAAAAATCATCAGAAGCAGCAATAGCTTGCTCTTTTGTTCCAATTGCAACAGTTCTGATTTTACCATTCTTTTTCTTTACAATTCCAATTGAGTTTTCATTAACTGTCGCTATAATTCCAAATCCATTAAATCCAGATGCCATCATCATTCGACCATTGCCTAGCATATCAATCCATCTGAACGGTGAGTGTTCAAGCAACTCAACTTCAGTCATCATAAAGTTACTGATTTCTGTTACTTCTTTATTAGAACCAAATACAAATCCACAAAAAGGACATTCTCTAAGAGAGAGTGGCACAGTAGCGTGACACTCTGGGCATGATTTTTCTGGTCCTTGACCTTCTTTTAACTTATCTGATCCATCTAAATCGACACGATCATCAATAGAACCGTGCGTAAGAATAGATGTTCCAAAGTCCAAAACAATGCAGTCTTTTTTAATAACACCGGGATACAGTTCTGGATCAATCGTGCGTAGACCACGACCAATCATCTGAACCATCGTAGATTTATATGAACATGGTCTTGTAAGAACGATACAGGACACAGGAGGAGCATCAAAGCCCTCTGTTAGCACCGCTACATTTACAACAACTTGAACATCTCCATACTCTAAATCTTCTAGGATTTGCTTACGCTCTTCCTTTGGTGTTTCGCCTGTTACAATTTCTGCAATGACATTTGAGTTTTTAAACTCTTCTAATAAATTTTCTGCATGACGAACCGTAGAGCAAAACACGATTGTTTTTCTGTCACTTGCTTTTTCTTTCCATTCATGCACAACACGTTCATTGATAACTGTCGTGTTCATAATGCCCTCAACCTCAGACATATCAAAATCATCAACTGTTTTTCTAACATCATCTAGCTCTTTTTGAACACCAACATCAATAACAAACGCTGTGGGCGGTACAAGAAATCCTTCACGAATAAGTGTCGCTACTTCAATTTGATGTGAGCAATTATTAAATACATCTCGTAAGCCCTTTTTATCGCCACGATTAGGTGTGGCTGTAAATCCCACAATTTCTGAAGTAGGATTATCTTCACGAACTTTACGAATAACTTTTTTGTAACTTTCTGCTGCTGCATGATGACTTTCATCGATCACAAGCATATCAATTGGACGCATTAGTGATAGATTGTTTTCTCGTGATAGCGTTTGAACCATTGAGAAAACAACATCACCATCCCAGTTCTTTTGGGAGCCATCTACAATTGACGTAGAAATGTTCGGGTTAACCTTTCCAAACTTTACATTGTTTTGTGCAACTAATTCATCTCTATGCTGTAAGATCAACACGCTTTTATTTTTTTTATGTCTACTGCCAACCAATGCCGATAGCATAATTGTTTTACCAGCACCAGTAGGAGCAACTACGATTGTGTTTTTATTCTTATCAAGTGCTTTACTAGCATCACTAATCGCCACTTCTTGATATGGTCTTAATAGCATTATAACCTCTTATAATTGGTGAGGGAGTTAAACGGCACACGCTCCCTCGTTCGTGTTTCCAACTAGGTACAATGATAACCTTGCCGTTGGATTATTATGATTGCGCCCAAGAAGGAACGTTAGACGTTGATGCTTGAGCTACTGGTGCAGCTTGTGGTGCGACTGTCGCTCCACCACCCGAACTAGGAATAAAGTCCTTGTTACTCGGTGTTAATGCTACCATCATTTTGTTTTGATCTGCATAGCCATTGGTACCTTTTTTAATACCAACTTTCATACAAATTTCTCTACCATTTAAATCTGCAATACCAGATAACTGTCTTGCTCTCTGAGCATTTTCAGATTGATCTGTAGGATCAAGTGAAAAAGCACTGTCAATAATAGCTTTTAGCGTCCTAAGACCAATCTCTTTCGCCATCGGCATTCCGCTTTCGCCTAACTTATCCCCATCAACAAAAATGTTATCCCACACTTTTCTACGATCATACTGACCTCCAACAATCGTGAACTCAATTTCAGCCCACTTTGCTTTTGATGATGCAGAAGTTTTAAACCAATTGCCAGAACCAAATTCAGGTAATTCTGTAGTTCCACCTTTTAATTTAATTACAGCACGAACAACAGTTCCTACAGGAATTAATTCGAAATCATTACTGCCAGAGTCGGCAGGTACATTATTTAAATCAAGCATTTTCTTTTACTCCTTCATTTTGATTTTGAGTTTTTGGATCAACGAAATTGAGTGGACGTTCTGCTTGTGTAACCCCACCACTCATCTTTGCTAGAAGTTTACCTAAATGTGGCTCCTCTAATACTTCAAGTCTACCACTACGATCTTTCGCAGGATAACCCCATTCATTTAAAGTTTGACACACAAAAGCCCTGTAAGGACCTGTCGCCTCATCACCTGTTAATACAGCCATTGTGATAACTTCATCAACAATGCCCGGTAATTCACGAGCCGTTTTCGATCCTTCAATCTGCAACTCATAAATCTTTCTGCTATAATCATCAGTACGCTCATCTAAAATACCAACAAAAATAACATTCTTCTCTCTGATATGTTGAAGATGTGTCAACCAACCCATCATCTCTCTGCCGTGCATTCCATAAGCAGCCCTCGTATCAAGTTTACCTGTACGGTCAGACTTGTTTTCGGGTTGCTGTTGACAATACTGAAAGCACAACCGTCCTGCGACTGTAATGGAGTCAATAAATAGTGTCTGGTATTTTGATAAACTATCTCCGGGATCACCCATCGTTTGACACACATAATCATAGTGTGCCTTAGAATAAGGTTGATCGTCAGATAGTGATGGGTTCGCACCCCCAAGATAACAGGCAAAGTCTCTACATTCTGCCCATGTTCGGGGTCGAATAACGTCTAAGGGCCAGCCCTCAATGGCTGCATCCCCAGCTTCTAAATCCATAAACAGTGTCGTATCACTGTCAAGAGTTCGAGCGAGGGTGGTTTTACCCACCCCACTTGAACCTATGACCACAATTTTGTGACCACGTTTCTCCTTCATGCGTGTTTCAGCATCAATAATAGCTAAAGGCATCCTCTTTTACTCCTCCACGACTTCAATAATGGCACCGCCAATTTTAGCAGTACGAGCTTCTTGGAAAACACGTCGCAAATCAGATGGCGCAGTCGTGTATTTACGCTCCTCAATGCTCAATGTCTTTTTGACGTAATGGTCTGCAAGATCAGCACGAATTGATTGACTGATTCGCTCTAATGCTTCTTGATCCCATTCCACACGCTTTTTGACCTGAACTTTTACGCTCTTGTCATTTTCAACAATCGTAGTCGTTCCAAAGTCCTTGCCTTCTTGATGAAGTTGAGACTTAGCAACTTCAAGATAACGAACTTCAATTTGATCGTTGATTTCTTTAAGTAACGATTTATCTTGAGCCATTCGCTCTCGGATAACGTCACGCTTTTGAAATAAATTTTCGTCAGGCATCCTATGCCCTCCTTTCATTGTTACATTTAATTCTGAGTTGGAATCAGAACGAAAATACATATAAGCATACTTTACCTCATTTGTCAAGCTATTTTTTTCGAGACAAATAGATTTCTATTTTAAACACTGCTTTCATTAGCTTTTTTTTTAATTTAAACTCTGGTGTTTCAACACCTTTTGCGTCCTCAACCACATCTTCTATGGTGCCATCAGAGTGTTCCAACTTGTATCGAAAGTCAGCTATATATTTACAAATCTTCTGATCGTTGACTATTATATTATAAGGCACCTGCAGTTCTAATTCAGTAACAAGACCACCTCTCTCCATAGCTTTCAATTGACCATAGCGTTCTGCTTCCCACTTGGAGTCAAAGGTTATACCGTCCACTACAGTTTTCTTGGCACCATACTTTGATCTTGACTTAAAGAACTTGGGATTATATGTTGTTTTTATAGCCATATATGGGAGAATAACAGAATGCCAGACGTTAGTAAATTTAAATCTGTAGGTATTGGAATAGAAACCTACAAAAAACTGGCTCGAATTTCTAAAGAGGAACGAAGGTCAATTGGTCAACAAGTATCTAAGCTTGTTGATAGTGAATATGAATTAAGATATGGAAACGAAATCGTAGAATTTGGAAATAAAAACCCTATTGTATCAAGAGGCGTAGGTTCTCTTAGCGATTAAGTAAAGATGCACTACCCAAACCACCAAGTAGACTAGATGCAACGGCTGGATTTTGTGCAGCACGTTTTCTTATTGCACTCTGTCTTACTCTATCAATAAGATTTAAAGGTTGTGTTTGAATTGGTGCAGTTTTTTGTGCTGGAGCCTGTATGTTTCTTGTTGGAGTATTAAAAACATCAATATTAGAAAGAGATGATGATTCTATAGGTTGATTATTCCGAACATCTGTTTGGTTTATTTGTTCTAAAAACATTCTAGGTAATGCTTGATCTTTAACTCTTGAAGCCGTTCTAACTTTTTCGAATATATTTCCTGCTTTACTTAGTTTTTTACTTGCTTGCTCTGAAGCATCTGCTCCAGCAATTTCATTAAATAATTGTCTATAAGCTATTTCTGTTGATTCAGCACCCGATGCTTTTAATTTTTTTTGTATTTCAATATATCGAAGTAAATTATCTTTATCTGCTAACATATTTGCTGTTAGTCGCATTCTAACTAACTTAGGAAAGTTTTTAATTGGAGATGCAGATAAAGAAGCTGCAGCAATAGCTCCCTCTTTTGTTACATCTCCTAAAACAACTAAGTCATCTGCTAATTGTTTTAATGCTGCCTCTCCATCTTCACCTAATAATTCTTTTAAAACACCATTTTTATATTTTTTTAAATTATTTTGAAGAGCTTTTGCAGTTCCTACAGCCTCAAATACTGTATCATCTATAGTAGATACTATTTCTCTCATAGTATTTTGTTTAATTTTTTCAAAAGTTTCAGAACCCTCTCCAAAAAATTGTTTTATTTTTTTTATTTCACTATTAGTTATTGAAGGTTTAGACATTGCTAATACAGCGTCATCAGGTGTTAGCTTACCATTTTGTAAATTATTTAATATGTTAGATTTTAAAAGTGCATCTGCTTCTATATTTGCTTTATTTAAAGCCTTTAATGTTGAAACAACATCTCCAGAAGGATTAGCAGCCATTATTTGTTTTATAGCGTCATCGTCTAAATTTTTTACTCCACTATAAGCCAAAGATTTAGCTAATGCTTTTACTTCTCCATATTTATTTCCAAATAAAACTTTTGCTGTACTACTTTTAAGACGATCAATGTTTTCAACAGCATTGTAAAAATTAGTTCCATTAAATCTTTTTATGTCTGACAAATCACTTTTAGTGCTGAACAAAGCGTCATCTAAAAATGTTCTAGCTAATCTTGATCTTACAAGCTCTGGTTCATCAACTGCATTTAATACTGCTTTTAATCTTTCAGGAGAATTTTTTTCAACAATTCTACTATAGAACTTATCCAATTCAAATTCAGGTTCTTTTGTAGCAGCCCTAACATTTCTTACAAGACCATGTTTTTCAAGAGCTTCAAATCTTTTTAAACCCTCACGGTAATTATCCATAGCTGTTTTGCGTTGTGTGGCTGCTTTCTTTAAAACTTCTTTTTGTTTTGATGTTAATGTAACACCTTCAGGAATATCTATTTTAGAGTTAGCAAGCATATCATCTAGGGCATCTCTAAAAGCTAAAAATTCATTTCTGCTTGTGGGCGTTATTGCAGGATCAAATAAATAATCATTAATTTTTTTTCTCATTCTTGACACTTGTGCGAATGAAGCTCTTTCTCCAAAACTTTGTATGCCTTTTATAATATCTTTAGTTTCTTGTTTTAAACTTTGAAGTGCAGTTCCCCCCATTTCCACGTTTGTTACATCATCTATTAAAGTATTTAATTCATCTGTTTTAAATACTTTAAGAGTTTGACCAGTTTTAGTAACTTGTTTTCCACCTACAGTAACAGGAATTTTTAAAGTATTTAAAATGTTATCAATATTTTTAAATTCAACAGAAGATATATCAGAAAAACCTTGAAAAGCTCCAGTTATT